CTGATCTTGATGGAATCTGCAAAGATACTCTTTGTATATTCCATTGTAGAGTTGTTAACACTACGAGTTCCGATTGTCGGATTGGTCCCCTCTAAGAGGAGTACCTTCTCGCAGTACTTAACAGCTTTTTTGCTAATACCATGTTTTGTGTCACTGATTATTGAACCCCACTTTAAGTGGTTCTCAGTAATCTTTAGTAGGTAGTCCTTAGGACCGTGGGCGATGTGGTCATCACCCCCTACAGCGTACGCTCTCCATGGTACATTAATAGGACCCTCCGGCTTCCCGAGATAATCTCGGATTGCCACTTCCTCGACCACGAGGTTGAGGAGGGTTAGTATTCCTTTAGTAAGAGGTTCACCCATAAGGATACCCCTCTTTTTAATAAAGGGCTCGTGTCCAGGCATGAGAATCATGCGTTCTGAACACGCTATATTAATTTGGAGCTCGATGTATCGATCCTTAGGATCAAGTCCCACGCCAAGGATAAAACCCTCTAAGAGGGCTCTAACCACGGTGGGAGGGATAGCATCTGTAGCCGATTTAAGATCGGATGACAGGATTGAGTATTCCTTAGGAATCTCATCCAAGCCCAGTTTATCGTAGGCCTTTTTTAAGGTATCTACGTATAACCATGCCTGATCTGCACGGACAAGTCCTGCAGATGCAGAAGGATGAGGACTTAGACATTTCCGAAGGAAATGACCAAGTGGCTGCTGTAACAGCATAGCCCACCACAACGTAGTTGTGACGGTTCTCACCTTTGCTCCCGGTTCCGGGACGGCAATGGTTTTGCACGGTAGTGGTTTAATTACTTCTACGCCTTCTAAGTAATCTGATTTGGCAGCCATAGCTAACGCTACGGCATGCAATTGGTTACCAGTTGCATGGTCAAATCCGAGTTTCTGAGTTGGCGGCGTACTAAGTACGACCGATTCATCAATAGTAGTGAAAGGCTTAAGAGATAAGACTGATTGGATCTTCGATCCAATTTGAAGGTCACCTTCTTCGCGGATATCTTTAAGAATCTGCGCAGTCTCCTCTTCGGTCCTACACCAAGTCGCCCATCGGGGCACTCCGGTAAGGTTGCGAACAACCGTACCGTCAACGAGAACTTCGTTTTCGTCGGTCTCACTTATCTCAGATAAGTATGACAGTGCCTCTTCACGGATTGACTGTAATCTCCCTCCTTCCTCGACCGAATGGTCGACATCTGCCGCTCTTGAGAGCGACATATGGGCACTGTCCATAGGTAAATTGCCTTCTAAGAAGGTAAAGCACTTACGGGCAACGCGGAAGGCTCCTTCCCAAACTCTGAGTAACTCAGATGGTTTGACCAAGAAGGTAGTGTCGGTCAAGTTCTTGAAGTCCCTAAGGGACTTCTCCTTGAGCGTCTTGCCTCCAGCGGGAAGTTGTCGCGTACTTGTCAGGTGCGCGACGAGAGATGCGTCTCTCTTTCCGCTAATCCCATCCCTGACGATCTTCCCAAACACTTCGTGCTTGAGAATAAATCTGAAAGGGTTGGAGGATTGTAGTTGCGGTGGAATGTTGGTTTCCAACCTACATGCCAAGACTGTAACGTAGTTACAAAAGTCTTTCCATTCGCCTGTAATAGTATCCGCCCCGTAGGGGAGGAGCTTCAGGATAATCCTGACCAGACGTCTGGGTCCTTTCTCACTTCCTTTTAGGAAGAAGGAAGGATCAGCAGCTAGGAGGGCATCTATGATGCCTCTCAGAGCTTCCTCGCCGCGACGAATGTCGCTAAACGATCGAGAAAGCAGAACATCTGCTTGGTCTAGACTAAGTCCGACCTCAGTAGCAAGCCTAAGGCGAATTACTGATCTCTGATCCTTATTGAAGTGCGTCTTCGAAGACCTACTTAAAGTAGGTACCTTTCCCTTAATCTTAAGATTAAGAAGAGAGGCTCTGCGATCCGGTAGGACGAAGTCCTGATTGTCATAGACAACCGGAAGGTAGAGATCGAAGATTGAAGCATTTTTATTAGGAACCCTACTCCCGTGCTGTTCCGAAGAATCAGCATTATGAAGTATTGTTTCTTTCATATGCC